CCTGTTGTTCCTGTTGTTCCTGTTGTTCCTGTTGTTCCTGTTGTTCCTGTTGTTCCTGTTGTTCCTGTTGTTCCTGTTGTTCCTGTGAGTCCTGTGGGTGAAACACCTTCAATTCCTAATACCGTAGTTAAACTTCCTTGTGGTCCTAATAGACGTTGAAATTCTCTCGATGTTGGATCTGCAGTAGAGGAAGGAACCAATCTTTGTGATCCGTCAAGGTTAGTCACAATTCTGGCTACAGTTCTATTGGGTTGAATCCGACATCTCCTAAGTAGATCACTGTCTTGTTGGGTTTGTCTCATCAAATTTGCATAACCCTCCATAAGACCTTCCATTTTATATTAATTAAAATTATACATTTTGATATTTTGTCCCAAGAACATACTTACCGTTGGATCTTGATGATATATTCGCTGTAATTCTCTTTTGCATTCATTCGATTTAACTAATGGACAATGAACTGATACTCTAATTGTCCATTAAGTATTTTAGACTGTAATACTATGGATTTATTGGGTTCGTATAACTGAGGCACCGACCACATCAAACCAATAGGACTATACATAACACAAACGTGTTTGGAAGGTGGTATCGTTGTATTTTGTCCAACACCCAGAAAAATGTAAGCTTTTAATTTGCTATAACATTCATCCTCCACTTTTGATGCATAACCCATCAAAGTTGCTGGCCATATTTTTGCATCGTTGCTAATCAAGATGCTATCGTATGCCCAAGTTTGTTGCACGATGCATACTAAACTATATAGTATAAAAATTATTTCCCTCATTTTCTTAGTCAAGAGCACACAAAAACAATCAAATTATCAAAATGATGTCATATGTGAAAAAAGTATTCTGATAAATATCTTAAAAGGAGGGATGAAGAAAACTTTTGATATTGGTCCATATCATTCAGATGGTAAAAGAATAGGTTCGGGGGCTTATTCTACCGTTTATAAAGGCTATAATATAGTAACTGGGGAATTAGTAGCCATTAAAGTTGTAGATTTGTATCATTTAACTAGTAGAGAACCACAAAAGAAGGAAAATCTTAAGACGCGGCTTAAAATCGAGATTAAAATTGCTCAAAGTACGGATCATCCTAACCTAGTGAAAATGCTTGATGTCTTTGAAGAAGAGGAAAGGGTTTACCTTGTCTTTGAGTTCTGTGATGGTGGTGATCTATCCAAATTTTTGCAGAAACGTGGTATATTGTCTGAAACAGAAGCTAGAGAATACTTACAACAAATTGTTTCGGGAATGGAATATTTAATGATGAATGATATCATTCATCGAGACTTGAAACCTCAAAATATTTTGATGAAGAAAACAGTGAATTCATCATTTTGTCCTTATATTCTCAAAATTGCTGATTTTGGCTTTGCGAAACAAACAGATCCAGACGTTCTCTCAGCTACTGTATGTGGCTCTCCTTTATATATGGCACCCGAACTGTTAAAAATGTGTCCATATTCCACTAAGGCAGATTTATGGTCGTTAGGTGTAATTCTCTATGAAATGGTAACGGGGAATCAACCCATTCAAGCCAAGAGTGCTATAGAACTCGTTGCAAATATACAAACACATAAAATCCGTATACCATCTTATCTTAGTAAGGAATGTAAATCACTATTGATGGGGTTATTGCGGAAAAGAGAAGATGGCAGAATGTGTATAAAGGACGTTACACAGCATTCCTTTCTAAAATCTCCCACATCTACACCCCCTAAAACATCTACATTTCCTTCATCATCACGAGATGAATTATCATCACCTTTTACTGCTACACATTTGACATTATCACCTGCGTCTAAACCTATACGTATATGTTCTACTCCAAATATAGCATTACCAGAGATTTGCCCCGAGTCTTTGAATTCTATCGATATAGAACATTCTTCGATATCATCCGATTCCACATTGATGTCATTTTCCTCTACATCCACATCCTCATCTGCTTTAATACCATCAAGTCTCAGACAATCGAATGTTAAGATTAATATACGTACAATTTGCGAGACATTCTATGGTATTGAGGAATTGCAGCGTATAACATTAGATTTATCTTCCCCTAAAATTTTAGTTTATATTTACGTCCAATGTCTCAAGATGATTCGAGACTTAGTTAACAATATTGCACAAAAAATCAATGATGATGAGCTTCGCCCCTCGCATAAAATAAACAAAATCATAGAAAGATGTATATATCGCTACGAACAATTGAGGATAGCAACATTACAACTCAAAGATCATATCAACCCTGAAGATACAGCACCTTGCCTTTCCACCCTTATTTTACAACATGTAATTCTATCGGAAACTCAAGCTAATGACCCCCGAACTGATACTAAAACCGCATATAAATACATTAATTCATCTATAATCCTCTTAATCTTACTTCAAAATCAGAAATACTTTCCTATCAACGAAGAAAATGTTGATCGAGAAATTTCAAGATTATTGCGTAAGAAGAAATTTCTCAAGAAAAAGGGAAGCCTTTCCTTCTCTTCTTTTTCCCTGTGAAATTTTCTAATATCTACTGATATTAGAAATGCTATATGTTATATTTATTGTTTAAGAAATTCAGGTTGTGATTAAAGCTATTTACAATCTAAAAAATAGTGACCATTAAATGTTTCAAATCCAAAACGGGTAGTGGATGGTTGGAATAATCCATTAAGTGGTTCTATAGTTAGAAAATTAGAGGTAATAGTCAACTTTCCAATTTCATATATCGGATCAGTACTTGTTCCGCCGTTTATAATCGGTATTGATACAACTATTTTATCTTGGCATGTATTAAAAGGACACGGACCACCGTCTGGAACTGCAGTTCGGATAAACCCTTCGGATGAACCTCCGCCAGACAGAATGATGCCTTCTAAGGAAAAGTAAACCAACTTAGGTAAGTAAGAATATCGTTCAAACTTGATATTACCTGCACCAGTCACCCCCGCCCATGCATTACAAAACCAAATGGCTTCCTCACCAACAGATGCTTCACATCCCGGTTGAGGTGAAACTGGACCTTCAGGTCCAGTTGGTCCTCGTGGACCTCGACAACAACATTTACATTTTTTACCCATTTATTTATTATATATAAATAAAATCTTCTAAGGAAATTTTAACGACAGCATTAAACTGCATCAATTATGCCTCTTGATACTAAATCTTGATATACTAACCCACCAACTTTTACTTTTCGTCCTGTCTTTGGATTAATTATTGTTCCTGTATTTTTGGGTTTGGACTTTTTGGGTTTGGTATCTTTAGGTTTGGTATTTTCTGAGGATTTCTTTTTCCGCTTAGGAGAAGGTGGTGGAAGTTTAGCGCGTGTAGGAGAAGGTGGTAATTGAGATATAAAAGTTTCCTCTTCTTCCAATTCGGGGTCTTCAATATTTAACGAAAGGATTGGTTCTATTTCGGGGGTTGATACTCTTTGAGGAGAAGGTGGTCGTGTTACTCGTGGTTTCGATTTTAGGTTGGTTTTAGACTTCTTTCTTCGCATTGGCGACATCTTGCGTTTGGGAAGATGGGTTTTGTTAGTGTCTTCATATCTAAAGCCCATAAGTATAGCATGCTTGAAGATAATTGGTGATAGATAAAAGGGGGAAATAAGACTCTCTTGAATAATTTGTGTAAAATGTCGATTGTTGATATTCTCAATGACATCGTATCTAGAATCCATCCATAACATGGATAAAAATCCTCGATATCTAGTTTCTCCAAATAATAATAGTGCGGCTATTTCTGCAATTCGATTTGCTTCATAGGTGATATCGTTTTTGACCATATATTTGGGTAATGTGAGCCAATAGATATTGCTACGTTTTTCGATACGTGCTTCTCTCTTGGTAGTTTGAATAACAATGAAAAATGCGTTTTCTATCATTTGCCCAGCAATACTTGCCAAATGTGTACTTTCTTGGGCAACATGTCCTTTCATATCTGGGTCATTCAGCATTAAAAACGGAAATTTAGTATCCTTAGGATAGTAATCTCCACTATGGTGAGTATAACTTGGTAATCTAGATAGAATATAAGAATGTCCCTGGAAATGTTGTAAAAGTTGTTGTTCGTGTGTCTTAAGTGTTGACCTTGTAACAATAATTACGTTTGGAACATTAATCTCAGAAAACATAGTTTCTATGATTTCCCAATTTTCAGACATCCATTCCATAGCACTGACTTCTGCCATCTTCGTTTGTTCATCACAACAATCGTGAAACATACTTTCCATCTTTTTAGTGTTTTCAAAACTCTTAATAACAATTGTTAAGTATAAAGGTAGATTTGATTAAAAACGTGTATGGTGGGAACCCTTAACTTTAGGATCTCAGATAGGAAAGAAATAGAGTTCTATCAACCTTGAGAAGGACAAAAGAATTACCTATTGTTTCTAAAAGTAGTATATAATATTGATTACTACAGAGTCGTTTAAATAGTTAATATTATGAGGTTTGGAGAACAAGAAAATATTTGTCATACATTTCTCAACATACGTATTTTGTCAGATAGATATCATTGTAATTTACAATGATATTATTGTCTTTAATGGATTGAATTTTCTTATAAAATGTTGATAGATTCTTTAGAGAATACTCAAGTATCTGAACTATCACGTCTTATTTATCGTCTAAATCAAGCTATTACATCACATACTCCCTATATAAAAAGTGTACGCCATCCTAAATTATTAGTAAAATCCTTGGAAGAGTTGAACTTAATTGTTGGTCATTCAAGGGTAAAAGATGCTGTAGCTTCGCAAGTTTCTCATCTTATCTCAATAAAAACACGTGCTGCATCAAGTTTAACACTTAAGGAAGATAAAGTTATGTTAAATACAATATTATATGGGTCTCCTGGACTTGGCAAAACATTAATTGGTACTAGATTAGCGAAGATATGGTATAGTTTAGGTTACATTGATGGGTCACGAAAAGGTAAGACGCAAAGTCTTCAATCAGCAGAAACAACGGCAGAAAATAGGATCGATGAAATCCTAAATTTCTATTCTGATCTAGGAGGAGATATGGAAGAAATGAGTACATATATGTCAGTTATTACTATATTTATCTACATTTTGTCATGTTATTACAAGGAAATAGGTATATATTGGACCATATCGTTAATAATTGTATTTCTGATTATTATCTATACATATCATGCCTTCACTACTGAAACAGAACAATCTTCTGAACATAAGTCAGATATTGGTTTAGTATTGCAAAACATCGCTGACTTCCCGAAAGAAGATATGACTGAAGCCAAGATGCCAAAAGATGAAGACATCATCACCATTGTCAGCCGATCAGATTTTGTTGGTAAATATTCGGGATGGTCAGACAAGAAAACTCTCAAGATTTTAGATGACAATTTAGGTAAAGTCCTATTTGTCGATGAAGCCTATTCGCTGATTACTAGCAGTTATGATACTTTTGGTAGAGAAGTTCTCAATACTATCAATCAGTTTCTTAGCGAACACCCAGGAGAAATCATCATCATCTTTGCTGGCTATAAACATCTTATGGAACGTAGTATTTTCCATTATCAGCCAGGGTTGTGTCGTCGGTTTATGTGGCAATTTGAATGTGAAGGATATGATTACAGCGAACTCTTTGAGATTTTTGTTCAGCAGCTCAAAGCTAAAGGTTGGGACTTGAGTGATTATAAGACTACCAAAAGATTATTCCATAAGAATGAAGATGCATTTCCAAATTTTGGGGGAGATACAGAACGACTAACATTTTTTGCGGAATTAGAACACTCACGTGAGTATGTGGGTAGCAATATGGATATTAATATCCATCTAAATAATGATACGCATCATAACATAAGTACTATGTTAGAACCAAAACATGTACGTCGTGGCATCCGTAAATTACGAGAAAACAACATTAAAAATACTTCAAAACTTCGCAGCCGCCCTGTAGATTTCACGAAGTTCATGCCGAATTTAGAACATATGGTACCTTAAATATGTATAATTACAAACAATTATACATAACACAATATATTTTAAGAAATTATGAATATTGATAAATGGAAGAAGAATTGGATAAGTTACTTCTTATACAACTTAGAGAAATTGCAACAATGTATGAAGTACCTGGGAGAAGCGGGCTTAGAAAAGCTGAACTCATAGATTTACTTGCAGAAAATGTATCCAAGACCAAACTCAGGAAAGAAATAAAAGAAAGACAATATATACGTCAACGCAGTCGATCCCCTGGATCCCCTGTAAAAGTTCCTAAAAATGTGATAGATAGAGATCTGTATATAAAAATACGAAACAAAGTTAAGAACCGTGTTAAGGTGTGGCCAAGTGCTTATGCATCCGGGCAAGTGGTTAAAGCGTATAAAGATGCTGGCGGGCGTTATCGTGGTAAAAAACCTTCAGCTGATAAGGCACCCTTGGATCGGTGGTACGCAGAAAAATGGGTGAATGTATGCAAACCTAAGACAGGAGGCTATGAAAAATGTGGACGTAAACAATCAAAGATTAAAGATTATCCATACTGTAGACCATCTGTCCGAGTTAGTTCTAAAACACCTACAACTGTCGGGGAAATAAAAAGCAAATATGGTAAGCAGAAACTCGAAGAACTATGCAAGAAGAAAAGGAATCAAGCCCTCCCCAAGGGTGGTAAAGCGAGACGTATAAGTCCTAAGGAAACTAGGCGTACCAAAAAATCAAGACGATAACATATCAAACTAAGACTTGTTCATGATTTAATTCTCTGATGGCAATAGATTGTTTAAGAATTTGTATAAATCATTTTCAGGAGAACTTGAATGTATTAAATAATAATGCATATGAATCTTTAAATGGTTCTTATCCTATCTAAAAATACATTATACATGAAAAGAAAATACGTTGATGTACTATCTAATTTTGGTATTGAAGATGTTGGGCTTGTTGGAGGAAAAAACGCTTCTTTAGGGGAAATGATAAGAAATTTATCCAGGCAAGGCATAAGAGTTCCATCGGGATTCGCAGTGACTACAGCGGGATATGATAAATTTATTGCATTTAATGATTTGCATGATAAAATCGACAATTTACTTTTTAATATAGATATCGATAATCTAGTAAGCCTTCAAAGAACTGGAATAAAGATTAGACAACTCATCAAAGATGGTGAATTCCCTTCAGATATACAAAAATCTATATTGGATCATTATAACAATCTTTCCAAACAATTTACAGATGTCGACGGTAATCCTCAAGAAATTACAGATGTAGCGGTTAGATCGAGTTCCACGGCTGAAGATCTTCCCGATGCTTCATTTGCTGGACAGCAAGAAACCTACCTAAATGTTCGTGGAAAGAATCAAGTTTTAGAATCTATCAAAAACTGTTTTGCAAGTTTATATACAGACAGAGCTATAACCTACAGAAATACTATTGGTTATGATGAACAACTTAGTATTTCTGTCTGCGTTCAGAAAATGGTTAGGTCTGATCTTGGTAGCGCTGGCGTTGCGTTTTCTCTTGATACTGAATCTGGGTTTAAAGATGTGATTTTAATCAACGGAAATTGGGGATTAGGTGAGAGTGTTGTGAGCGGTTCAGTTAAACCTGATGAATTTATTGTCTACAAAAATAAATTAAACGAAGGCTATAAGGCAATCATTGATAAAAAAATCGGTGATAAGACTCATATGTCTGTATATGGATCAAACCCCGACGAAAAAATTAAAACTCGCATGGTATCTGATGTTAAGCAGTCTTTATTTTGTTTGAACGAAGACATGATTCTTAAATTAAGCCATTGGGTAGTCGAAATCGAACGCTATTATTCTAAGATTTATAAGTCTCCCACTCCAGTTGACGTTGAATGGGCTGTTGATGGTTTAAGTGAAGAACTATTTATTGTCCAAGCTCGACCAGAAACAGTTCACTCGAATAGAGATAAAGTGTTTACTGAATACAAAATTGAAAAGGGTTCTAATAGTAAAGTTTTAACCACTGGAATTGCAGTGGGTGATAGAATAGCAAAAGGACGCGTTCAAATAATCCATACGCTAGATACTCGTAACCCACATAAAAACGTGTTAGATTTTAAAGATGGAGATATATTAGTAACCGACATTACTGATCCTGACTGGGAGCCGATCATGAGGAAAGCTAGTGCAATCATTACCAACCGAGGAGGAAGAACTTGTCATAGCGCAATCATATCCCGTGAAATGGGAATATGCGCTATTGTAGGTACGGGTAATGGAACCGAAATTTTGAAAAACGGACAGATAATAACTAGTTCTTGTGCAGAGGGAGAGATAGGTTACGTATATGATGGTGAGTTAAAATGGGTAGAGAACAAAATAAATCTATCCAGGCTACCGAAAATCAATACAAAAATTCTTTTTAATTTAGCCTGTCCTACCAAAGTGTTTAAATACGCTGACTATCCTGTCTCTGGCGTCGGTCTTGTCCGACAAGAGTTTGTTATAAATAATTTTATAAAATGTCATCCATCAGCGCTTATAAATTATGATAAACTCAATTGTGATAAACTTAATGACGATTTGAAGAATCAAATTGACACTTTAACGGCTGGGTTTGAATCACCAACCAGTTACTATATAGATAAACTTAGTTATGGAATTGGCAGAATAGCCGCGGCTTTTTATCCTAAACCAATTATTGTAAGATTTTCTGATTTTAAGAGCAATGAATATAGAAATTTACTATGTGGACATATTTATGAGCCCGAAGAAGAAAACCCAATGATAGGCTGGAGAGGGGCTTCCAGGTATTATTCGCCTGAATTTAAAGAAGCTTTTGGGTTAGAATGTCTTGCAATCAAGAAGATTCGAGAAGAAATGGGATTAGATAACGTTATTGTAATGATACCATTTTGTAGAACAGTGGAAGAACTGCATAAAGTTAAAGCTGTGATGGCTGAATATGGTTTGGTTCAAGGAGAAAATGGGCTTAAAATATATATAATGTGTGAAATACCATCAAACGTGTTGTTGGCAGATGAGTTTTGTAAACATGTTGATGGATTTTCAATTGGTTCTAATGATTTAACTCAACTGACGTTAGGTTTAGATCGAGATTCAAGTTTAGTAGCCCATTTATATGATGAGAGGAACCCCGCAGTGCAACGAATGTTGTCAAATGTTATCAAAAAATGTAAAAACAATGATGTAAAGATAGGTATTTGTGGGCAAGGACCCAGTGATTATCCTGAATTTGCACAATTCTTAGTCAAAGAAGGTATAGATACAATCTCTATAACACCAGATGCATTTGTGAAAACTGTACAGGCTATTTATGAAATAGAAAATAGCCTTTAATTTATCCTTACAAATTATAGTTTGAAATCAACTATAATTTCACCACAGTTTATTAGTAAAGGGTATGTATTGGGTTTCGATGTCCATTTACTATTTCCCGCTTCTAGTGGCTATTAAATGTGCAAAGTCGTTAAGCAAAGTTCGTTTATCTTGTAAACTTCTGCGGATAATATCATAAAACTTTTTCTTGCCTTCCGTTTCGCTAAGCCATGGCTCCAATGTAGCTTTTACATATCTTACCTGATCTTTAGTAATCACATCTTCTCCACATGGCAACATCAATGTAATCAACGTGGTAAATGTAGATTCATAACGTTGAGCGATTACAAATCCTTGACAAGACAACTCTATAAATAAGTTGAAAAATTTGTCCATAGCATTGATATAATTTGACGTTAAGACAAAACAATTAGTTTCGCGTGAAAACCCAAGAAATTTAGATCTCTCACCTAGAAAATACCCAAAATCAATATGAAATAGATTACCTTTAGGAGTGCACATAATATTGTCACCGTGTCGATCACCCACACCAAAGGCATACGTAAACACACAATACCCAGCACAAGATAAAGCAAAGTTTTGGAATGCTTCAGCCCGTTCTTCACTCGAGTTATTTTTATACAGATAGGCTTTCAAAGATGTGGAAGAAAAGGCAGATGCAAATCCGTTACCTCCGTGTTTCCAATTAATAGTCGAGGTTGTTTCTGCTTTAGATGCTACTTGAATCAATCCTACACGCTTTCTCAATGGCAGAGCGACGTAAGGTTGTAGATGAAGATCCAAGCCCTCCTTTTTCCAAAACGAATCTAGGACATTCATCATCTGCAATGCTAATACATCAACACGAATATCGTCACCAACTTTCAAAATTACATAGATTTCGTTGTCTTCTACAGTTTCGAACGTGAGCCACAAAGGTTTAGTTTTAGAATTAAGTATACTACACTTCTCTACTATCAACGATTTAATTTCTATTTTTGAAGATGTTGGTAAATAGAAGCGCTCTGGAAAGCTGATTTCGTATAAACAACTGTATAATTGCTCACACGATAACCTGGATTGTGCTAGTTCTGCAATATATATAAGTTGACCAAATACACGTTCTATTTGTAACAATTTTCTTCTGTCTGAAGCATCAATGTTTTCTAGGTAACATTGTTTTAAAAGATGGAAACGAGGATATAGAACCTTATCATCCATTTCGCTATTTAGATACCAATAAAATGTGTGACCAATACTTCGATTGTGAATGGCTCGAGTTAGTAAGAATATGGCAAGTGGAGAAGACAAATACGTATCTTTCTTTAGGGACTGAATCAATTGAGGAAGAGTACTTTGAATTTCTTTGATGGATAAAGAATGGAGACATGATACAGCATATTCGCGAGTAGGCAAATCTACGATAGGTAAAGCCAAAATTTCAAAGCCTGCAAATGGATATATTGTAGGATATTCGGCTAATAAGTCATGAATTTCAGCGAGATGTAACTTATCTGACCAATTTACAGATTTAAGTAAAGGTATTAGCTGATCGGGGTCCCTTTTACGGATATGATGTCTATACTTCCAAAAAACTGTATCTGAAGCCTTTCCACTTTGGATTTTTTCCCAATCTCTTTCTCGAATTTTCAAGTGTCTTGATGGCGAATTTTTACGAATGGGAGTATCTACAAAAATAGTTGTAGCGTGAGATGTATCTAAGGTTTTATATTTTATAGAGAGAACGATATATGCTGTATTTTCGTACTCAGATGGTAGATACATGGGTAGTTGGCGTTCGATTTTTAAGGGTAATTTCACTGGATTAACACGCAAACACCCCTGAAAATCATATAGTGAACATTCACTCCACCCAAGCAGACTTGGGGACGGTGATTCCATAAATATCCAGGTTTGTAAAAACTTTTGAGTAAGTGTAGTACTCTCTCGTTTTGCAGTAACATAAATCCGTAAATATGCTTCGCGAGGTAAATCAGCAATAGATATAGGAAAAGATAGTTCACAGTATAAATCTTTACCCAAATCTGTATATCGAAAATTGTTCCAGGATTTAGATTCACACAATTTTTCAGAATTATGACATAGATCAACATCCACACAAAAGGTGATATCCCCGTAAGAAGCATAGCAGGTAAAATCCTTCAACCAATCAGGTGTAAGACCATCCAATTTATTTAAACATACCACCAATTCATCATCGATAGAATGAGAAGGGTGACATGTCTCTGTTTTGGTTAAATGTGCAAATGGAGAAGAAGGGTATTGTGTCTCTGTATCAGAAGAAGAAGATAAAATGATAGAATCTATTCTTGATTTCTCGACTAATAAGAATGTGATCATCTCACTGCGAGATATACAATTACGAACATACACTAAATCAGATAATATCAATGATTGGTCAAATATATATTCCTTTCTGGATTTGATCTGAAGCACATAATCTTGTGCGTCAGATTTTAACCATGAACATGATAGATCCATGGGTTCCCAATGTAATAGTGCTCGAACAACAATTTCTTTAAAAGTCGTATTCCAAGAGCATTTATCAAATGTCAACGTGGTGTCCCGATGATGAAGATAAAGTTTAAAACTGGAGCATTTTAATTCTTCACTCTCTGGGAAATCGGTAGTTTCAGCAATATATTCTTCAGCAAAAGAAGTATGTTGACTATGATTATGCAGCATGTGGCGTATCATCTCCCGTAAGTATTTTCCATCTTCAGTGTGTGCATACGGGTTACATACGCCATCCATATATAATCTAGATTCACCCAACCCTGAAAAATCTAATAAAGAAACGTGTTGGATTTTTATGGTCTGTTCAGTATGCATTTTTTTAAATTAAGATTAAGAGGTTAAAAAAATGGAAAAAGTTTATAAATGCCAAAACATAGACGTCGTCATGGAGGAGGTCGGGGACGAAAAGTAAGTCGTGGTCGTGGAGGACAGATCTCTTCAAGGACAAATCTCATATCTTCTAAAGTAGCCGCACCCAATAGCGTGAAGATTTGTCTGTGTATGATTGTAAAGAATGAATCAAAAATTATAGAACGGTGTTTGAATGCAGCTAAGCCAGTACTTGACTACGTTTCCGTTGTTGACACTGGTTCTACAGATAATACAAAGGAAATTGTTGAGAAATGGTGTGAAAATTATAGCATACCTTGCGTAGTACATGAAGAACCATTTAAGAATTTCAGTCACAATCGTACACATTCTTACCAGGCGGCTAAAGATTCTTTCCCAGACAGCAGTTACTTTCTATTGTTGGATGCAGATATGGTGTTGGTAGTGAAACCTATGTTTATGAAAAACTTACTTACAGAAGATTGTTATATGATAGAGCAATATTCTCATGTAGTAAGATATTGGAATGTAAGATTGATCGGTAATAAGAATGTTGATAAGTGGGATTGCATTGGAGTTACGCATGAGTATTGGGATCCAACACCAAAAATTGGAAAAACATGTCGTCTAACGAGTTTGGAAATCGATGATCGTGAAGACGGTGGCTGTAAAAGTGACAAATATGAACGTGATAAGAGATTACTACTTGAAGGTTATAACGACCCAGAAACACCAAAAGATCTCAAGACTAGATATAGCTATTATCTTGGACAAACGTTTGAATGTCTGAGGCAATTTGATGACGCAATAAAATGGTTTTCTAGACGTTCTGAAGAGAAAGATACATGGGAAGAAGAAGCGTGGTATGCTAATTATAAAATGGGGATGGCTTATATCTCTAATGGTGAAGAAGAAAAGGGTTTAACGACGTTGTTACAAAGTTGGGATAGACGACCTTGGCGTGCCGAACCATTATATAAGTTAGCATGCTATTATCGAGCCAAACATCCCACACCCGACAAAGGTCACGCTATGAATAATGCTGCACTGATGTATGCATTGCGCGCCAGAGAGGTACCATATCCTGAAACGGATGTACTGTTTGTAGAATATGATGTGTATGATTTTTTGATTGATGTAGAAATTGCTATTGTTTCGTTTTATGTTCGTGGAAAGAAAAACGTAGGTAAGGCAGCTGCCAAAAGATTGGCTCTAAAGCTAAAGGAAGGCAAAATCAAGGAGCGGCATCATGCGCATATTAAAGAAATTATTGGGTTTTATGGTTTTAAATAACTGATTTTTGTCCTATATTTTTTTTAATAAAAATATGGATCTTCATATTAGCGACAAAGTTGAAGGAGAAATAGATTACGATTATTTAATTTCTAATTTCGGTACACAAAGAATCGACGACGCGCTTATTGAAAGATTGGAAAGAATCACAGGAGAACCTGCCCATTCTTTGTTAAAGAACGGGGTTTTCTTTTCACATAGGGATTTGGATAAATTTTTGGATCATGTTGAAGCAGGCGGAAAATGCTATATTTACACTGGACGTGGTCCAAGTTCAGCTTCATTGCATATTGGACATTTGGTGCCTTTTGTTTTTGCTAAATATCTACAACAAGTTTTTGATGCTACATTGGTAATTCAAATCACTGACGATGAAAAGTTTTTATTCCGCGATATGACATGGGATCAAGTGAAAGAATATGCATTAGAAACTCTGAAAGATATCATATCCTTAGACTTTGATCCCATTAAAACCATAGTATTTATGAATAGCACCTACATGGGGTCGCTATACCCCACTGTACTTCAAATCCAAAAATGTATCACAGTAAATCAAGCAAAAGCCATATTTGGGTTCAAAGTAGGTGATGATGAAGAATCGGATTGTATTGGTAAAATCGCTTTTTCTGCTACTCAAATTGCCCCATGTTTTCCTTCATGTTTTCCCATGTTGGACATCAGCAAAGAAGACAATATTATGTGTATAGTACCATGTGCTATCGATCAAGATCCATTTTTCAGAATTGCGCGCGATGTTGCGCCTAAATTAGGTTACAACAAACCTGTGATTATACACTCTAAATTTATCCCCGGGTTGAACGGACCTATTGGCAAAATGAGTGCGAGTGCAGGTGAGAGTGCGATTTTTGTAAATGACTCTCTTCAACAAATCCGAAAGAAAATCAATAGAGCTTTCTCTGGTGGACGAGAAACTGTAGAAGAGCACAGAAGATTAGGTGGTAATCCAGACATAGATGTGGCTTATCAATATATACGTTTGTTTGATGTCAATTCTACACAAGAGGAATTGAACGAATTAGCTGAAGCCTATAGACGAGGTGATATTCTCAGTGAAGAGATGAAACGTCGTGCTATTGAAGTGATTGTTGCGTTAGTGGTAGAATTGCAAAACGATAGATCACAAATATACATTGACTTTGAAGACCTAAATGTTCCTCGCGCGCATTGTATAGACATTTTGCGTAGTATTACCCCGTGAATAACTTAATTACATATTCAATTGTAATTGAATATGGATTTAGATTACACTTTAGTTAGAAGATAATCCCAGAGAAGGAACTCGAAAGAAATATCTTATGGAAACTCTTAAATATGTCAAAACACTCACACCAATAGATGAGTTTGAATATCTAAAAGTGTGTAAGATCTATTATGGTGGTTTTACTAAAGACAAATTTGAGATTAAAGTTATTGACTTGGTTGGGGTGGTCAAATGATTATTTCTCTATTCTATGGAGATAGAAATCAATTAATATACTTAGAGTAAATATATTATTTAAATGTGGTTAAATGCCGAAATCAACAATAATCACAAGGAGGCAGCTCCTCGAGAGCACGCGTGAAAGCAGTGAGATCAAGGCATTCGCAGTCTCTGAGAGCCTTACAGACCTTGCGCTGCTTAATGCGCTTAGCGCTACCGTGAGCCACAGCTTGAGGAAGAGGAACATCTTTAAGGTCGCATTTGTCGCAGTCCTTCTGAACACCAGTAGGTCCATTAGGGTTAAAAGGGTCATATTGACCCTCCCTTTGCGGGTAGAACCAATTGAAGTTACCAGTAGGTCTTGTGGCAATGTACTTGAAGCACTTCACACATTTCTTTTTGTAACCCACCGGGTACATCTTGAAAGTAGTGTTAGTCTCAGCACTTACCAAATAAAGAACGAACTGTCTGAAGTTTCCACACTCGTCATATTCCTTATCAAACACACCGATAAGAGGTTGGAGGTTTCGATAAGGATCCGATTCGGATCTAGGAATGTAGTAGAACATGACGAAGCGATAGCACTGTTCAACGCAGAATACGAAGCAGTCCTTTCTCACACAGCACGGGTCAGCGCGGATGGAAGAAGGGTCAATTGCAGGCCCAAAAATTCCACACTTGTCAAAAGTCTTTTGTTTAAGCAGCCAGTAGCCGTCAACTTTAGGAACACAGTCTTTGCCCATTTTTTTACATACAGAATAAAATTTTTGCCATAAAGTTAAAAAAAATATTTGCAACTTTTTAAGCCATTGAAAATTTTACGAATTTAGAGACAATTCATATATCAAAATCTCATAAATACGATTTTCCTTGCATCGTATTTATTGCTTATTCATTAATTTTAGGTATTAGTAATCTAAATACTGATTCGATGTAAACAAAATTAAAACAAAATTAATACATCTTTTGATACCAAAAATCAATTTTAACATTTAATCCTGGGAGCGCTGGAGGTTGCCACAAATTCCTTTTCTTCAGGACGAAAAACCAGAATGTCAAATATACGTGTATTACTCTAGCTCGTGGCAATTCTTCTTTTGTGTTTATTTAGTTAATCTTTGTCTAAAAATGAAAAAAATATTTGTATGGAAGAGTCTCAAATTGTCATTAACATTATTTGGAAATGACATTTCAGATAAAAATTCCATACGAGTTCTACAGTCGTATTGATTTAGTAAATGGACGTGGATTGCCTCATTTTGAATCGGAAAGGAAAAGATATGTGGTAGAACCGGTATAACTACCATAACTACCATTTAAAATTCGTCAAGAAATTATAGAGCACTTCACTACCATAAATGAAGAGCTTGATTGCAGCTAATATTCTACTGATGGACTGTATTGTCTCCAATGTTTTAGATTGCTTTCAATTAATCTCAATGAAAACAATCAAACTGTTATCTTATCTTTTAAAGGTGAAGGTGATAAAGATATTCTGAGAGAATTTTTGGGAGGATGGGAAGAGAATATTGATTTTTTTTAATGTATTATCTAAATAATACATTATTATTATAGTGATGCCATCTATTCTAGATGTTCCAGTGGAAATATTGGCGTTGACGTTTGAGTATCAACCCAAATGGGTCTTGCCAATATTGAGTGTTGTTAATAGGAGATTCCGTGATGGAGTTAAATTATGTTCATCAAAGCACGAAAAGCCTACTTACAAAAGGGTTGCAGGGGCTGGGTGGCTTTCAGTGCTGAAGTGGTTAAGGAAACAAAACCTGGTATGGAATTGGGATGAGGACACATGTAGTTCTGCTGCTAAAGGAGGACATCTGAAGGTTTTAAAATGGTTAAGGAGTCAAGATCCACCTTGCCCTTGGGATAAGTGGACATGTTGTTTGGCTGCTGAAGGAGGACATCTGGAGGTGCTGCAGTGGTCAAGGGAGCATGACTGCCCTTGGGATGAGGAGACATGTAGTTGGGCTGCTTACGGAGGACATCTGGAGGTGCTGCAGTGGGCGAAGGAGCATGGCTGCCCTTGGGATGAGTGGACATGTAGGGAGGCTGCTGGAGGAGGACATCTGGAGGTGCTGCAGTGGGCGAAGGAGCATGGCTGCCCTTGGAATGAGAGGACATGTATGGAGGCTGCTAGAGGAGGACATCTGGAGGTGCTGCAGTGG